GCGGCCCCCAATGGAGTTTCCCTGGAATCGTGGACTCCTCCGTCCCCGAAGCCACGTCGATCTCATCGCGGGCACCCGGCAAAGCAGCAGCGAGATCGTCCGGGTCGACGTCACGCATCAGACTGACAGAATGGTAGAGCTGCTCTGTCGTGATCTTCTTAGCGTCGCGTAGCTCGACGACGAGCAGGTTCAGCTTCGTCAGCGTCGCCTTGTTCGGAGATTCGCCGGATGTGTGGCTCTCTTGGAAGATTTCCTCGAACGTCTCACCCGGCAACTCAGTCTTCTGCACCGACTTCCGCTCTGGACGGGGCATCTCCTCAGCCGGCGTCGGATTGAAGCCAGCCAACTGCATCACGAACCCCAGCGGCTGACGGAGCGCCTTCGACGTCGCGCGTGTTTGCGCCATCGACCGGAGCGCGTAGTCGTCACGGCTCGCCCACGTCTTCTCATCCCTCGTACATTGAGACTCCGCAGCGCCGACGAGCTCCCCGGCGCGCGTCCTAGCCTCAACCCGTGCCTCCCAGCCGATGTGCTGGCCGTCCCGCTCGATCGGCCGCGTCCACTCACAGACGGGGAACACGCCCAGCATCGAACCGAGGAGCGTCCATCCTTCTACGCGAACGTGCTCTGAGGGTCCGATCTTGACGGAGAGTTTCTGTTTGCGGATGACGTCGACAAGCGGGATCGCTGCTGCTCGAGCTGCCTCTACGACCCCGGCGGGATCGTTGGTGCCGAACAGCGAGACGGGCTGCGGCTGGTATGGGACGAGTTCGCCTGTGCCGCCGTCAAGGATGACAGGCTCGATGATGTCGGTCATGCTGCCACCTTCTTCCTGCGGCGTTGGCGCTTCGCGCAAGCCGCGACATTGCCGCAGTAGTAGAGGTTCGTGAAGCGGCTGTAGACCCTCTGGATAGGCAACGGTGAGAGGCGCTTGCCGCAACGGGCACACGTCTTGGCTTTCATGCAGTGGCCGCCCATGCGTTCAGCTTGTCGGCTTCCGCCTTAGCCATAGCTTGACGATCGGCGTCCGTAATCTTCTTGAAGCGGTTGCCGTGATTCTGGCCGTCGACCGCATAGACGACGCAATAGGAGTAGCCGCGATCGAGAACGTAGTAGCTGGTGGGTGCTTCCTTGCTGCCACCGGTGTAGAGGCCGGTGGACGGTTTGATCTTGTAGCCGGTGGTGCTGCGGACGACGAAGCGGTCACGCATTGAGCCACTCCTCATCCATGAGCAGCCACGGCTGGAACCTCTGAGCCCACGCGCGGTGCGCTCGCATGAACGCGAGCTGCAACTCAGGACCGAGGCTGGACGTCGCCTCCCCTAAAGGCGACGAGGCGATGTCCGACGCAACCCTGCTCGGTTCTGTCGCCTGTGGTTCCAGCCCCGAACTTACCGGCTCGTAGTTCGACGAGCCGCATGCCTCACAATGCCAGCCGATGTTGTAGAAGCGTCGACCACAGTCCTTACAGAAGTACGGCTGAGGACGAGGGACGAGGGGACGGGCGCTAACCCCGTCCCCAGGCTGATTGGTTACCGCCCCCTGCTCTGCCGCGCCATCCCGCGCGAGGGATGACTCTGAGCTACCGCCGTTTCCGGCGGGCGGGACTCGAACCCGCGACCCTTGTGGTTTGCTCGATTCGGGTGTCTCCGCCCCGGCATGGGGGTCTATGGCACACACGACTTCTGGCGGTCGTGTCAGGCCGGGATTGAAGGCACCCGAATCCAACAAACCACAATCCGGGCAAGGGCTGGCGAGGGTGGGCTGTTCGCGGCCGCACCGCACGCAGATCATGTGCGGACCTTGAAGTCGGACCACTCGACAGCAGGCAAGTCTCTTTCAAGGTCGACGAACTTCTCACCGTTCTCGTTGAGGCGAAACTGCATTACCTCGCAGCGGTCGGGGAAGAAGTTGACGCGCCCGACGTTATTCGGGTCGATCCCTAGAAGTTCGCAGAGTTTGTAGATGGGATCGTGCAGGTTGATCCGGTTTATGCTGCTCATTTCGTGAACGGCTTGTCGAAGAGAGTCGCCGCCTTGATGGCGTGCATCCGGCAGTAGCCGACGAGGTCTCCGCTAGCTGTTACCCTCGTGTACTCGGTTGGCGTCTTGCAGCCGTAGAAGGCGCAGACGGTATTCAGCTTCGGCGAGAGGGATGTCATTCGGCTGGCCCATCATCAAAGACTCCGCGCTCCTGCATCTCCATGAGGTAGGGCAGCATGGGATCATTGATCTGCCGTGCGAGAACATGGGAGCGCAGAGCGCGTCTCATCTCTGCGGCGACGGTGCGGTCACCGCGGCTGGCGAGATTCTCGAGCGAGTGGAGCAGTTCGGCGTCCAGCCAGAGGTTGATTCTTTCGGTCAGGTACGTCTTGCTCATGGGTGGCACCCTACAGCACCCTCCGGCTAAGTCAAGCAGACTTTACGTTGGGACCGGCTTCGCCCCAGTCCCATCCCAAAACACAGCCTGCCCCGCAGCAATCATCGCATCCCCATAACTCGCACCAGACGACAACGTCACCGCGCCATCGAAGCGGCCACCGTACTTGTCCCAGCCGTGCGAGACGACGGTGACGAGATCACCGATCTTGATCAGCGTCTGCGCGTAGGCGAGCGCAGCCTTCCCCGCCACCGTCGAGAGCTCGGGCGCGTTGATCCCAACCACACGACAGGCGAGCCGTGTCTTGCCATTCCAATCCAGGCCGCCGATGAGATGGTCGAAGCCGAGGTCGATGTCAAGGGTCATGGTGTCGCCGTCGTGGATGCCGACGATCTTGGCCGGGTACGGTCCGAACGTCTGGTCGGTCACAGCTTCGGAGCGAGAACCGCGACAGCCAGAGAGAGAAGGCCGCCGGCTGTCCATGCTGTCTCGTTGGCGCTGAACGCGCCGACCGCCGAGAGCAGCGTGACGGCGAAGCAGATGATCGCGGCGAGCGCTGGGATCTGGTTGATGTTCATGCTGGCGGGTTGAGCGCCGTGTTGGCCGCGTCGGTTGCGGTCTGGAGGTTCCCTGTTGCTGCGGTGAGAGCGTCGACCTCAGCCTGGAAGTCGGCGGCTGCGGGTGACGAGTTGATCTTGTCGATGAGAGCTGTGACGGCTGCGTCGATCGCGTCGGTGTGGGTGACGAGATCGGCGACTGCCTGGTCGAGTGCTGCTTGGTCTGCTGCCATGAGTTTGAGCCTCCTAATGATGTCGTCGAGTTTGCTGTTGTAACCGAACGGGTCGAACCAACTCAAGGCTTTCCCCAGTCCGGCCTGAATCCACCGCGATGATATTCGTATCGCACCAATCCAGCGAACGCCGACCAGAGATGCGGGTTCGTGGTCGGACAGGAGGTGTGGCCGCCGCCCAACTGTCCGAGGTCTCCGTGACGGCAGAACCCGGTGCCGTGAACGATCCCTGTGGCGTCGAGTTCCTTCGGCGGTAGGTCGTGATGGTGGAGCAGGTATGCGGTGATGCGTGCGAGCTGGTGGAATCCTGCGGGATCGGCGCCCAACCAGATCGCGTCGGCGCTCTCGATCTCCACCGCGTCGGGGTTGTAGTACGCCTCTGCCCATGCCTTCTGATGCCAGGGCACCATCTGGGTCGCCTCACCCGGTGCCGCGGAGCCCGGATAGACGATGTGCGCGCTGACTTGGCTCGAGGGCTGCTTGAAGTAGTTGATGACGCCCTGGTAGGAGCGTGACTCGGCCTGTTCGTCGGTGAAGCGGACGCCCCAGCGGTGGACGACGACGAGCCGGATCTTCGCGCCATTGCGGGTGCCGCAGTTCGGTGTCGACTGCCACTTCAACTCTGGAAGAACGTGCGGCAGAACGGTTGCGGCGCTCATGACTTCGGAACTTTGGTGCCGGCGAGCGCACCGCCGAGCAGGATGGCGAGGTCACGCAGCCCTGTTGCGCCGATCGCGTCTGAGCCGCTGACGATCACGACGACCGCGAGGGCGGCGATGGTGACTACGAGCGCGAGAGCGATCGAGCCCTCGTTGAATGAGTCTTTCCAGTTCATGTTGTCCCTACTTCCCGGTTGGGGTTATCACGGCTTTCTTCTCTCGCCAAGGAGACCCAGAATCCTCTTCTGGTTGTCCATTCCTGTCTCCATTCTCAGCATTGATTCGTCGTGTTGTCTCGCGAGCAGATCCAGCAGCGCGGAGAGGTCGGTCTTGGAATGCTCGAGCGCGAGCAGCGCCTTCACTGACGCGAGCTCGCCCTTCAAGTCATGACGAAGAAGTCGCTGCTGCTCCGCGGCTTCGGCAAGCTGGACGTGATACTGCTCCTGCAGTTCGAGCACCTGAGCCTCTCTCTCGTGCGCGTGGTCCTCTAAAACCTTGATCTGCTCCTGCCTCTCCTCCGCGAGGTTGCGCCAGAAGGTACGCATGTTGTTGCGGAAGCTGAAAATCCCGCCGGCGACGACAACCAATGAGGCGACAACGATCGAGCCGATCGTGATCGTGTCCGAGAAGCGGACGGTTCCGACCAGACCGGTTACCACTCCGAAGGATGCGACTGCTCCCGCCCATCCCTTCGGAAGAAGCAGATCCCACCCCATCGGCTAGATGGCGTCGTTCAGGCGACAGAAAGCCGCCTTGGCGACAACGAGGTTGGATGGAAGAGGGCTGATACTCACGGCGCTCGTCCCGATAGTCAGAGCAACGGTGTCCGCAGCCTGAATGTTGAGCATGTCAACCACACTCAGGTACGACGCCTTGTTGTTGGCGCTCGACGTCGACTGGAAGAACGTGGCGCCCATCTGGTAGTTGCCGCTGTTCGTTATGAAGCCGAGAGCAAGATAGGAAGTCTTGGCGCTCCAGTCCGCGACCGTGTTGAACTGGACGAAGCCGACCGCATAATAGAACCCTGCTTGCAGTCGTGCCGTCCCTCCTGAGAGGTCGAAATAGGTGGTCCCGTCTGCTTCGCTGCTCGCCGTGAACGTGTCTAGGCTGATCGACACCGATGCGGAGCCGAAGCTGCTGATTGGCAATGCGGCACTCGCGGCATAGTGAGCAACAGGGACAAGAGGCGCAACCAAGGGAATGGTCGGAATCGGATCCGTCCCCGTCGAAAGGTGGCGGCTGCCATGCTGTAGATACGGACGGTTGCGTTGCGCTTCGCTCATCCGCGCGCCGGGAAAACCGAGTGTGTGTCAGCCGACCAGACGAACGGCGACAACTCAAGGTTCAACTCCACATAGTCGAAGGTCTCGTTGGCTGGCCTTACGGTCATGTTGCGTCCCTCGATGAAGTAGTCATCGGCTGTGCTGGAGCCCGTGAACCCGGTTCCGTCCGGATAGCCGACCTTGACGTTCACGACATCGCTCACATCAGACTGTGTCAGGCACGACCAGACGTTCGCGGACCTTGGCGTCGACGGGTTGATCGACTTCAACTGGATAGAGGTGATCGACTCGCGCGGGTCCTTCTGGTTCTTCACCAGCAGTTCCGCGAACATGAAAGTCTCTGCGTAGCTACTTGTACTGTCGAAGACGGCGGTGGCGATGAGGAGGTCGCTCATCGGTGGCGCCTGATGTTTCCCGTAGGCGGCGATGCTGGCCGTGTCTCCATACACCTGTGACGCCATCTGGGGTGCCGGCGTGTTGGCCGGGTAACCGATCGCGACGTTGACGACTTCCGACCGTCCTCGCGCATATGAGAGGACTCGGATCTGGGTTCGTGTCGCGTCCGCGTTGACGGCCTTCCCGTCGCCGAGTTTCCAAGAGTGGAAATCCCATTGGGATGGTCCCGCGTCGGCGGCCACACCAACAGGATCAAAGCGCCCGTAGCGCCCGTGAAAAACTACCCTCCCAAATCGATCTACGTACAAATTCGCGATGAACGGCAGCTCCGCGTCGGCGGCGTCCCGCAAAGCTGTGAGGGCTGCTTCGTCGGCGTTGTATTTCGTCTCGAGCATCTTGTTGTTGCCGCTGAACACAACGCTCCGTGTCGAGTCGATATCAACGTCGGCGAGGATCTCGATGATCCGGTCGTCCACTGTCCCTGTAGTGGCGGCGTAGTAGACGCTGTCTTCTGAACCGGCAGGAGGCGCTGTCCCGTTCGCGAACGGATCAACACCTGCCAATCCTGGTGTTAGTCCATAGCCTGCGAGGTAGTCGAAGATGTCGACGCATTCCAACTGGATGCTCGCGTTGATCGGATCCCCGTTCTCATCGTCCGCGTCGTCGATGTCATAGGTGACGTTGTCGATGTGACCTCGGAACTGTGAGTTCCACGTCGCAGCGACAGGGTCGTAGAGCTGCAACGCGATCTGGCGGCCATCGAGTTTCCCGAAGTAGGGGCTCGAGGAGTTCCTGGGGTCGAAGAGGGCTGAGACGTGGTCGTTGATGTAGACGGTCGCAGTACCCGTGTCGGTCTGGGCGAGCAGCGTCTGTCTACCGCTGGTGACGTCGTAGCCGGAGACGAAGTTGTTTGGGAACGCTCCTCCCTGGTCGATCACAGTCCATGTCGGAGACGCCACAAGCGGCCCGTCGTCGAACGCGATTAGGACGCGCCCAGCCCCACCAGGAGCCGGCGGAGAATCGCCGGGATTGCCCGAAGTTCCCGCACCGGCGACTCCCTGAACAAAGATCCGGTTCGTATAATCCTCGGAGGTGGAGTTGTTGGTGAGATCAGCCCAGAACGACCTCCCAGTGGTTGGAGTCGCACTCGTCAGATTGATCGTCTGAGTCGAACCGTTAGTGAACGGTCCCGCGTTCGTTGAGCTAATGGTTCCCGTTGTGACGTGCGCCGCTAAGTCATAAGTGACACCGCCCACCGCGACGAAGGTGACCGAGAAGCCGGTGGTTCCGTTATATGACCACGTCGCGGACAGGCCTGTGCCGAAGGATGATGTCCCTTCCTGGAAGACGTTGTCGTATACGCAGGGGCTACTTACGCTGACGGATGAGGAGGATCCGTGATAGAGGTAGGCGCCGAATCCGTAGCCCGCTGCGTCTCCACCGATTCCGGTGACGGTGACCGACAAGGCTGCCGAGCTCGCCGTGACTGTGGTGGGTGTCGAGTTGGAGTCCGAGCACCACAGTTCGTATTTGTCTCCTGCGACGGCGTCATCAATGACGGCGGTGACCGTGGCGCCGGTCGCGTCATAGGTCCAGGTGACCATTTAGCCGCCCGCGTTGGGTCCGCGGCGCTGGTGCGGGTTACGCCTGCGATGGCGCTGCTGGTGACGGGTGACGTTGTTCGCGACTCGCTTCCCGTCGATGTTCACATGAGTATGGACAATGAGCGGACGACCATCGGTTCCGATGACGAACCCAGCCGCGCCAACACCAGAGCCGGGGATTGTTCCACCGGGACCAAGCTGTGACAGGCGGGCTCGTAGCGCGCGCCGCTGCGCGTCCGTCAATCCGAGACCAGCGGTTAGCGCCCGCGTTGAAGCCTGCCTGAACCCACCCAACGCCTGCCCAACCGTCTGGCCGAGCTGCGAGTTGATAGCGGCCAACTGGTTGTAGGCGTCCGTCTGCTGAGCGATCGTCCGCTTCGCCGAGTGCAGCCATTTCAGGATCGCCTTCTTCATCTTCTCGAGCGTCGCAGTCGTTGACAGGCCGAACGCCTGCTCGCGCGCCAAGTCGAGAGTGAGACGCGCAGAGGTCTGGAAGTCTTGGATCGTGTTCTGGGCGAGCTGGGACCGTGCGGCGCTGATCGCATTGTAGGCGGCGATGAGTCCCTGCGTGTTCTTGTGTCCTGACTTAATCGCCTTCTCGGCAGACGCGATGATCTCATGGAGGATCTGGGTCTGGTCTTTCCCGAACGCTTGGAGTTTCGCCTGGGCCAGTTGCAAGGCTGCGGGCACATTGTAGGAGGATGCCGCTGCGAGCGCCTTCGCCGCTGCCGCCTGTCGCTTCGCTGCCGCGGCCTGGGCGATGCTCTGGATGGTGCTGACCGCGCCGGCTTCGGCTTGGATGGCAGTGACGAGAGCGGCACCCTTGAGGTGCCCTGCTGCGATGACCTGTTTGATGTGCGCGATGATGCGCTTCGCCGCAGCCACATCGTCTGCCGTCGTCTTAGTCAGGGAAGCTTGTGCTTGCGCTACCTGATCGGCGATCCTCAACTGGAACGTCGCCCATTGGGTGACCGGCTGCGCTGCTCCGCCGCCCCTCCCACCACCGCGTCCGGGTGTGAGCGGGAACCCGGACTGGAAGGCGCTAGGAATACCGCCGGCGCCGAACTGGTTGATGGGTCCGATCAGCGGCGGTGCTGCTGATGGTCTCCCAGCGAAGAATGCTTTGAGGCCAGCAATCGGGAGAACGCCTCCGACCGGACTAATGATGTTATTCGCGGTGATGAATCCGAGCCGCTTCGCTGCGGCAAGTCCAGCCGACAAACCCGACTTGAGACCGTCGCCAACGCTTCCGTGAATGAAATCATGCAGTTCCTTCTTCGCGTTCGCGGTGACCTTCGTATCGGTGAGGAGAAGAATCGCGGGGATCGTGAGAGGCGCGAGTTCTCCTGCTTTGGGCGCAAGACCGCGCAACCTCGAGGCCAACCCGCCGGCCGCTGCGCCTTCCCCCGCGGCCGTGAACTGTGTGGCTACTCCGGCTGAGTTCACCGCGAACTGGCGTGAGGCCCCAGCCGCGGCACCGCCAGCGCCTCCCGCACCAAGCGCTGCCGTCTCAGCCGCCGCCGCTTCGCCAGCGGACTTGGCTACCAGACCCCAGCTTGTCGCGAGTCCCTTGACTGCTGTGCTGACGGCGACGATCTTCGACACGCCGTAGACGCCCAACAGGATCTTGAGGGTGTTAGCGAACGACCCCGTCACCTTATCGACCTGACCGATCACCACTCCAAGCGCGTGGAACAGCTTGCCAGAGACCAACGTGATTTCATTGATGTCTTTCTGTAACCGGCCGGACTCGTTCATCTTCGCCAACCAGTTAGACAGGCTCGTGGCGAGACGGTTCACCGCTGGCAGAAGCGACCTACCGATCGTCGATCCGGCATCGGTGAGAGTTGCGCGGAACTTTTCTGTCGCTGTCGTGCCAGCCTGAGCCTGACCAGCGAACTTCGCCGTGACGAAGGCGAGAGCCTGCGTCGTCGTCACATGCTTCGGAACAATGATTCCGAGCCTGCGGAGAGCAGTAGCCGATCCGCCCAGTGCTTTCGCCAACGCAAGCGACGCCGAGGACAACGAGATCGTCCGCGCTCGAGCGATGTCCGCGGCCAGTCCTGTCAGCTTCAACGACTTCGATACGTTGCCGCCAATACGAACGAGGAAGCCGAACGCTGTGAGGAGATCAGCCTTTGTGAACCCGGCAAGATGCGACTCCTTGAGCAACGCGGCGTCGATCTGGGTGCCATACTGCTGCCACGACTTGCCGCTCGTCTGCAACTGACGGGCTACCTGTTTCTGAGCGACAACCTCTGCCTGGGCGGCCTTGATGCTTCCCCGAATCGCTGCCGCACCGGAAGCGAATAGGAGGAATCCGCCCGACGCGAACGCGAGGGACCGACCGAGGCTGGTGAACGCACCGGAGCCGGCGAGGATGCCCCTCGTGGTCTTGCCGAAGTCTCGCTCCGTCGTCTTAGCCCTGCTGCTGAACGCAGCGGACTCCACAGCCGTTTCACCCGTCAGCACGGCGAGTCGTTTCTGCGCGATCCCTAACTGATATGCAGCCGCTATCTGGGCATCGGAGCCTTTGACGAAGCTGTCTGACGCCAATTGAAACTCTGCGACGCTTGCCCTGGTCGCCTGAATCCTTTTGGTGGTTCCCAGGAGAGTCGTCTCAGTGAGCTTCCTCTGCGTCGCTGCTGATATATCACCGAACTCCTTGATCGCACTAATGTTCTCGGCGTTGGACGCCAGAAGAGAAGTGTTGTCGCCATAGAACTCGACGCCAACCCTGCGACTGAACTGGTTCAACTAGGCGCCTTCCTTCACGGCGTCCCAGAGGGCGACGATCTCGAACAGGCTGATGTTGTCAGCCACGATGTCTCCGCGATGCAGGTTGAACTTCAACATCCACGGCGCCCACATCAGGCTGGGGTCTCGCTGGAAACCTCGGATGTCGAGGGGCTCTGTTCGGGAGCAGATGTCTCCGCCGGGGTCGCAGATGACTCGGATTCGTCGGATGGCGAGCCGGAGCTGCTTGCGTCGTCCTCTGGCTTCGGCTCCTCGGTCAAAGGGACCGCCCCGTTCGACTCCTCCTCCTCCGTCCCCAGGAACGTGACCTCGTTCAACTCGAGCTCATCGACGAGGTGCATGATCCGTTCCACCGACCAATCGGGATGCTTGGCCCTAATGCTGAGGCCGATCATCGCGAGCATCATCGGGCCACGGCCACGCTGCGACGGATCGTCGAACGCCTCCGCGAACTCATCCAAGGGCATCTGTGTACAACGGTCGATGATCTTCAAGTCCTTCGCCCCGCTCATCCCGATCGCGAACGGGAAGAACTCCGAGTCCGCGTCGGGGAACTTCAACTCAAAACCAGCTTCCTGTGCCATGTCCCGGCCTCCTAGTACGTCTCGAAAATGGTGGCGATCTTGTCGATCGCCTTCACGAACTCTGCTTCCAGCTCGGGCATTGTCTTCGTAACCGCCGGCAACAACGCCTTCCGCATCTGCAACGAACCCCAGTCGGGCCGCTGCCCCGTCGTCTTGAGAAGAGACTGTTCGACGGCGACTCCTCGCTGCCGAACCCTGACCTTGAATCCGGCGGCTGACTTCTCACTGTATTTGGCGAGGCGCGGGACGGCGTCCACTTTCACTATGTCCCCTGCTTCGCGGAACGCCTCCCGCACCTCCTTGTTCGTTGCGCTGCCCATAGCCTTCGACGCTTTCAACAACTCCGATAGGCCGCTGACTACGAACTCGTCAGGCATCTAGCTCGTCGCCCACGCCCAGACGGCACCAGACGCCGGAAGGATCGTCGCCGTGATCTCCGCGCGAGCGTCCAACTGTGCGTTCAAGGCGTCGTATTCGTAGAGCTGGGCGGTCCCGCCATACCACGGGTTCGTGGCTGACCGTGCCCCCGAGGTTGGCCTGACCTCGAACGCGAACGTCGCCGTGCTGCTCGTGTAGAGCGGGTTGAGCAACTGATGGATCTGGGTGTTGCCGAAGTCCTGCAAGATCTGGACGACGGCTGACTGTGTGCGGCGTCCGGTGACGAACTCCGATGTGCTGGTCGGATTGAAGCCAGATACGTCGATTTGCGTCCTGGCATCTGGTGTGTCGACTGACACACACCAATCCGAGATATTTGTGCCATTGATAAGCACAAGTACGTCAGTTGCGGCAAACTTTGCCACGGTCAGCTCCCTTCGGGACTATGGATGGATATGCACATGCGTCCCGGTTAGAGCTCAATCTGGATGTGCCAAGTAGTACCCCAAACTTCTCCACCGCGCGTTTCGAGAAATTGGGCTCCATCGCAACGTGTCACGATGGCATTGTTGACGATACCTCCGAGTGTCTTGTCGGACTCGATCGCCTTCCAAATACTTGTAGAGCCGAGCGGTGAGATCCATCCGTCCAAGCGCATCTGTGCGCTCTCCTGAGTGGGTGCGCCTGCGAGTCCTTGGACTAGGAACTCCATCTGCCATGACCCCATCGCAACCTTTATCACCTCGCCAAATCCTGTGACTTGGAGCGTAGGAGGCGTAGGTGACTCACTCTTGTATGGAGTCACCTGAGCGGTGCTGCCGACCGTCGCCTTGATGTTCGCAACTATGCCCGCGCGGATCTGGGAGGTCTCAACAGTCACAGAATGAGGAGTGGCTCGTCCGCGTCGAGGTTGTCGAGGAGGAAGCTGACGTCAGGGTCGATCCGGCCTAGACGGGCAGCGGCGATTGCATCGGTGCCGACTGTCAGGATCCCGTATGGAGTCTCGCGGGCTCGCTTCAAGTAGCGGCCGGCGAGGATCGTTGTCGCCTGCGTCACCTGATACGGGGCCGTTGACCAGCCGAACGTTCCACCAATCTGGACGCCGTAGTCGAACGGAGGCCAGATGTCGCCGCCCTGCGGCCGCAGCGTGACTTGGTTGTATGGGCGGCTGTCGAGAGCTGCGTTGATCGGCTCCAAGTAGAAGTCCACGTCGACGGTCCAAGTGGTGTCGTAGGTGCCGTCGCCTTGCATGTCGACCTTGAGAGCGGTGAGTGTGACGAGGTCGTCGATCTGGATGCTGCACTCCGATATGTCGGCGGTGTAGCGGCGCGTCTCTGCGACTGGATAGAACTTCGTGTCCTTGTAGGCGTCCACGACACGAGACGCAGCCGAGATGGCTGTGGTGATGTCGTCATCGGCGTAGGTCGCCGTCCCGATCTCGAGCGTGTTCTTCAACTGGGTGCTGGTGATGTAGTTAGTTGGCAAGCGTCAGCGCCTCCCTCGCTCGAGCCAGGAACCGTTCCCTGTTCGCAGACCCAGCCCGCATAACGGCCGGGTCGGTTGGTTTCAACGTCCCGTTACGGATGTGATGAAGCGGCACACGAACCTCGCGCAAAGTCATCCCGGCCACGCGAGCTCGAAGGCAGAGATCGTTGTCCTCGAAGTAGGCGGGCGGCTCAAAGTCCTCGTCGAACCCGCCGATCTCCAGGAGGTCTTCTCTCATGCCTGCGATGCACCAGCCATCTAGGTAGGGCATCTCTATGCCGTCGACTCTGCCGTGGGGGTCGTCTCGGAGTTGGGCGCCGACAAGAACACCGGGTTCGACTGCTTCTCGAAGCGGCTCAAGCCAGCGCGCGTCTCGCGCGATCACATCATTGTTCAGGAATAGGACGATGTCGGATGTTGCTGCGCGCAAGCCGCGATTACAAGTCTTTCCGAACCCATGTGATTCCTCGGTGCGGATCTCCGCGAAAGGAATCGAGGGAAACGAACCGTCATCGACGACGATGAGTTCGTCACGGTGACTGCGCCTGTTGGCGGCGGCGAGGAAAGCATCTGCGAACTCCATGTGGTTCAACCAGGGAGTCACGATGCTGATCGTCTTGAAATCGGGTCTGACGGTACAAACGATCTCGTCTCGCCACACGGGGCCACCCATCTTCTCCACGCATCCGCTGATGAACGAGAAGTCGCCGCCCGGTTGCGCGAACCCTGGCGCGTGCTCTACCCATTCGCCCAACTCCCCCGGTCGGTTCGGCACCAGGAACATCGGAGTGCCGACGTTCCCGAACTCAAGTACCCGGTTGCGCCACATGAGACCGTAATGAGGATGATCCATGCGGAAGATGACCGGCACTTCACAAGCCTCTAGGGCCATCAGATTGATCGCGCCTGGCACATAGACGTCGTCGTCGTCAAGGAATGCCAGATGGCTTCCTGTGGCCTTCTGGATTCCTCTCATGCGCGCCGAGTAGCCATGATCTCCGTCCTGGTTCTCGATGATGATGACCTCGTCTGCGTCGGCGCAGGATGCCTTGGCGTCCACTAGCGAGTCCCGCCCGATGGTCGGGATTATCACGCTTATCGTCACCACTTAATAACTCCGATGCCGCCCCACAGTTCGAGGTCGCGCAGTCCGTCACCCAGGAACTCTTCCGTGTCGAATCTTGTCTTCAACTGCTTCCACAGCTTCCTCACGAAGACACCCTGGTCGGCCGGGTGCGGGAGGATGTCGTGGAAGGCGATCAGGCCGCCGCGGCGGACTAGCCAGCTATACATCGCGAAGTCCTGGCGGGATCCTTCGTATGTGTGGTCTCCGTCGATGAACAGGAAGTCGATGGGTTCGTTGCCGAGAAGTTTCAGGACGGCGGTCAAGGTGTCGGTGTCATGCGAATCGAGGTCGAACCAGCTATTGACGATCTGGAGCGGCTCGTCATAGACCAGGACCCAGGGTTCCACGGCCCCGCCGCCGAATGTTCCTCCGGTGAGGCTGATGCTGATGATGTTCGCGTCGGGAGCGGCGATCCTCCAAGCAAGCAGGGAACCGCCAGTCTTGCTGCCGATCTCGAGGATCACCTTCGGCTCAAGCTTCATCACCAAGTCGATGAGATGCTCGAACTCGTCTCTTTTCTGGGAGGCGCCGTGCTCGATCGCGCGTTCCATGATCTCGGCGGAGCTGATGGTCTCCACTGAGCTCATACGATCGCGCCGTACTTCTCGCGTAGTAGAGCGAGTCCCTGCTGTCCTTCTCGTTCCATGCCTTCCTCGCCGATCGTCACCTTGTAGGTGGCATGGTGGTCGTGGTCGACCCAGGCATCATTCGCGATCCCCAGCTTCCAGCCGGCCTGTCTCATCCTGATGCAGTAGTCGTCGTCCTCGCCGTAGCCGAGTCCGTACTCCTCGCTCAACGGTCCGACCTCTTCGAGTGCTTCGCGTCGGATGATCGCGCAGAAGAACGCGAGCAGGCCATTCGTATAGAACAACGTCTGGTGGCCGGGACCTTCGGCGCGCTGTTCTGATTCGCAGCGGTTGGTTCGTGGCCCGACGATGCCGAGGCTCCGGTCGATGCCGAAGTAGAACAGCATCTTGTCGAAGGCGTCGTCGGCGACGACTGTGTCGTTGTTGAGGATGCAGATGAACGGTGCTGTGGTGCTCTCGATACCGATGTTCATGGCTTTCGCGAACCCATAGT